CTGGCGAGGTAGAACGACAGCGCCGAGTCGTCGACGGTGGAACCGGCCGGCACCTTCGGGTCGACATCGGAGACGAGGTCGGGAAGCTCGTCGTAACGCGGCGACACGTTGAAGCCGTTGATCGCGGCGATCGCCCCGGTCAGGAGTCGGCCGGCGTTGATCTCCGCCTCGGTCGGAGTGAAGGTGGTCTGGTTGGCGATGACCGGCACCCAAAGCCAGTCCGCGTTGAACTTCGCGCCGTATCGGTCGGTGTCGATCCCTCCGACCTGGACCGGTGTGAATGCCATGGTCTGCGGTTTCCTTTCCTGCTACCTGCTGCGGATGGGCCAGGACGACGTCAGGCGATGCGCTGGACTTGGACGGTGACGGTGGTGACGCCGGAGTAGGCGATCTCGATGTTGCCCGTGGTCGGGTTGCGCAGCCGCCGCACATCGGAGGAATTGATCAGGATCGACTTCGTGGTGGCATTGGTCACCGGGACCGCGACATCCGGGTTGAACGCGGTCGCCGAGCCGGGCGCCTGCGAGGTCGGGTCGTTGAGTGTGACGGTGATCGGCGAGCCGCCGCCGTTGATCACACGCAGCAGGTAGCTTCCGCCTTCCACCGCCGCGAAGACATCGCCGCCGGCTGCCGCAGCGGCCGGCGCGGTCTCCTGCGTGCCGGCTAGGACCGGCTGGATCGGCGTGAGTGTTGCCATCGGTCATTCCTCCTTGAGAGCGTCGCCCGAGGTCTCCTCGGTCGGTACCGGTTGGTCTTCGACCTCGGTGTCATCCGCCGACGCCGTCACGTCCTCGCCGCCGTCCTCGCCGCCGTCCTGGCCACCGTCTTCGCCGCCGTCTTCGCCCAACTGATCGCCGAACCTGTCGATCAATTGCTTCCTCGTCAGGTCATGGATCGCCTCGCGCGAGGCGCCACGATCGAGCGCGTACCGGAACCATGTCGCCTTGTTCGCCGACTTCGCAGGCGGCTCGGGCGGCTGGTCCTGCGTTCCCTCCGCCTGCGCCGGGTCGTCGACCACACGCCACCGCGAACTGAGCTCTCCCAGCCGGTCACGGCGCACGGTCTTCTGCGCACCGTCGACGTACTCGACGACGACCAGATCGCGCCCGGTTGGACGTGCCACCATCAGGACCACTCCTCACACGGTTCGGAACACATCGCGGATGACTTCGCTGATCTCGCGGACCACCATCGGCTCGCTCGACCGCACGGCGGGCATGAACGATGGCCGGATCGGCTGGTCAACCCACGCATACCGTCCGCCCCACACCGGATGTCGGTTGAAGCCGGCACGGTTGCCGAACTCAAGCGGCCGCGCGTGCGGCGCCTGGTCGGCGTCGACGTAGATGAGCACGCCGGAGCTTCGAGGACCGAAGCCGACCCGCTGCTTGACCGCGCCGGGGATCCGGCTCGACCACGAGTAGTTGCCGCGCAACGTCTGCACCACGCGCCCGGAGATGGTGCGGATCTTCCGGGCTAGCTCGCGGCGAAGGTGTGCTGGCACCCGCTGTAGTTGCGCCGCGAACGAGGTGACGTCGGAGTATTCGATGCGGATCATTGGTGCATCCGAGCGCGGATCGTGAAGTCGCACTGCACCGACGGTCCGCGGTCATCGGTGAGCACGTACCACTGCATCTGCGGCGCGACCCACACGTCGAGGACCAGACCGTCGAGCCGCGCGGTCGACTTGCACTCGTCCTTCATCCGCGCCGTGACCGCAGCGAGATCCGCCTCGACCTGCCGCCGCTTTCCGACAGCCTCGACGTCGCCGTCCCACGAGACCGCAGTGCAGGACACCGACACCAGTAGCGCCGACCCGAGCCCGGCGTCGTCCTCGACGACTTCGGTGGTGATGACCGGCGACTGGCCACCGCTCGAGTCGAACGCGATCGCGACCACCCGCGCGTCGAGATCCTCACCGAGCCAACTGTCGATGACCTGCCGGTCGGGAAGCTCATCCTTGATCGCGGCGGCGAGGCGCGTCATCAGCAGGTCGATCTCAGCCATCGCATCAGCCGATCAGGAATGGGTCGGACTGGCCGCGCAGATAGCCAGCCGCCGCCCGCGGGATGAGGAAGCCGTTGGAGGTGCGGAACTCCTCCGCCGGTTCCGGCTGCTGACCGCGGAAGGCGCGCGTCCTTGGTCCTTGCTTGGTGCGCATGTTGTGCTCGGCGATGATCAGGACCGCCATCTTGAGCGACGCAGGCGCCGACTCTGGTGTCGCAGCCCTTCCGGCTTCGTAGACGACGCTGTATCCGCCGGACAGCAGCCACCAGTCCTTGCCGGTGATGATGCCGGCTTCCTTGTCGACGTCGAGGTCGGCGGTGACGTACACCGTGCCGTCGTAGATGCGGGTCGCGGTGGTCACCGACACGACTGGCCGCTGCGTCACGATCAGTGCCCGCCGTGCCGTGGTGTAGACGTCCTCGGTGACCGTCCGGATGATGATCGGTCCGGTGTTCTTCCACTCCTCCGCCGCCTCGGTCGCCGCTTCGAGGTAGAAGTCGACCTCAGCCTGCGCCTCCGGATCGGAGGTCTTCCGCATCCGTTTGAGCAGTTGGGCGCCCGAGACCGGCGGAGTGGTCATGCCCGACTACTTCTTGCCGCTGTCCTTGCCGGTCTTGACGGTGAGACCGCCGCCGACCGACGTGTCCGCCGCGCGGAGCTCGCCGACCAGATGAGCGTGCTCGAAGTCCTCCGGCAGCTTCACGTCGCGCGACGCGGCCACCGCCCGAAGATCTTCGAGGCTCATGAGGTCGTAGTTCGGAGGTACGGCACCCGCCTCCGACGCCGGCACGCTGCGGTCCTTGGTGCGCAGTTCGTGGACCCACTGCGCCTTCTCGACATCGCGGTTGATCTCGACGCCGCGCTCCTCCGCCAACGAGCGCAGATCTTCGACGCTGCGGTCCTCGTAGTTGGGGAACGGATCCACGACGAAGCCCTTGCTGGTGTCGACCTCGGTGGAGAGTGCGGCAGCCGATGGCGCCTCGTCGCGCGCCTTCTGCTCGCGCTCCTCCTCCTCGCGCACCGCCTGCTCGGCGGCGTCCTCGTTGGCGCCTGCTGCGGTCGCCTGCTCGGCGGCTTCCTTGTCTTTCTGCCCTCGCGAGCCTGTCTCAGCCATCGGCTGACCCTCCCGGTGTGCGGTTGATGGTGACTCCACTGACCTTCTTGCGCGCCGCCCGCTTCGCCGCCCGTCGTACTGGTGGTGGGACGTCTTCGGTGGCGGCGACCTCCGCCGGTACGGGTACGACACCACCAGTCGCCGCGACCTCCGTGGCGACCTCGACGACCGCTGCGGCCGGCTCCTCCGCGTCGCCCGGTCCGAACTCCGCAACGGTCACCTCGGCAGCCTCATCGGCGAGCAGGATCAGCCCCTCGCGTGCCGCGATGTCATCCGGGATGTGATCGTGGCGCGCATACGCCAAGATCTGCGCGTCGATGTGCCCGGTCGGCACGAGGCGACCGTCCTTGGTCCGCCACAGATGCCGGGTGACCTCGTACATCAGACCGTGTCGACTCGGACCCACACGCCGGCTTGACGTTCGTAGACGAAGCCCGTGACGACGTTTTCGGCGAGCGCGCCGTTCGGAGGCGTCCCGTCATAGCCGATGTTGGCGTCCGTCGGAACTGCTTCGGCCTTGTAGATCCGGTTCTTGAGACCCGGATTGGTGGTCTGCGGCGCGATGACCTTTCCGCCGGTGACTACTCCCACGACTTGCCCTCCTTCCGCCGTGCGGCCCCCGAAGGAGCCGCCAGCGTTGTCCGATTCGAGCGCTACCGAGCGCTATCAGCGCTCAGATGCCGGTGACGGTGCAGAACGCGGCCGGACGGTAGATCACCAGCGCGACCCGCATGTCGGCGCGGATCGCCTGCTTGCCCTCGATGAAGAACGTCGAGTGCGAGTTGGAGATCTGCGTGTCGATGCCGCGGCGGACCGAGAGCTCGGAGAAGTTGGCGAAGTCGCCGACGAGCCCGGTGTTCTCGGTGAGCGCCTGCGCGCGGACCACGCGGAGGCCCCAGATCCGCTCGGGACCGGCATCCGACGGGTTGCCCCAGATGTAGAGACCGTCTGCCGTGCGCAGCAGCCGCACATCCTGCCAGTCGTTCGGGTGCATGACGACCGCGTTTGCGAGCGCCTGACCGGTGACCTCGACCTTGACGATCGCCTTGTAGACCGCGTCCGGGACGGGGTCGGTGCCCTTCGCCTGCGTCTGGATGCCGACGACGTTGATGACGCCGCGCAGGTTCGGCGCGGTGCCGTTGCCGACGAGGATCTGCGAGTCGAGCCGCTGCCGCACCATGAACGGAAGGCGGTTGTCGATGATGCCGCGGATCCGAGGCTCGTCCTCGAGTTGCTCGTCGGTGACCGGCAGGAAGACGGCGATCTTGCGGACGAGCGAGGTCTGCTCGGTGAACGCCAGCGCGGCTTCCTGGTAGGTGCCGCCCTCGGAAGCCTCCGCAGCCGCGTTGGTGAAGGTCGTCTCCTCCATGTACTGCACCGCAGACTGCGTGGTCTCGGTCTGCGGGATGAGCTCGACGACCTGGATCGGGCGGGTGGCGAACTCGACGAGCCGGCCAGAGCGTTCCACCTCCGGCGCCCAACCGGCGGCCGTGGTCATGAGCGTCTTGAGGTTGATGTCGAGGGTCGCCTCGGGACCGATCGGACCCTGCTTGAGCTTGTACGCGTCGGACTCGACGAACATCTGCCCGAGCGACTTCACCCGCTGCCCGTTGCCACCGACATCGTCGGAGGCCCCGTCGCCGGACTCGGAGCGGTGGAGATCCTTGTCGTCGGAGGTTCGCGCCGCAGCCGCCGCCTTCGCGACCCCGACGAGGTCGTCGACGTCCTTGCCGAGCTCGGTGAGTTCGTCGTTCTTCTCCCGGATCCACGCCGACACGTCGTGCGTGGTGCGCGCGCCTGAGATGTGCTTCGCCTGGATGACCTTCGCGAGGTCGATCTCGTCACCGGCGATCTTGAAGACCTCGGCGAGCTCCTTCTGCTTCTCCGCCTTCTTCTCCTTCGCCTCCTTGAGCTTCGGGAAATCCGGGACGGTAGCCGTCTTTGCCATCTGTGATCACTCCTGATCGAGGACTCGAGAGCGGATGTACCGCGCGAACTCGCGGTCTGCTTCCTCTTGGGGCGAGTCGAGGAGTGACTTGGTGTCGCGCTGATCGTCGGCGATCCATCCAAGGACCATCACCGTCGTCGCGCCGAGCGCCTTGCCCTTCGTCGCGCGGGACCGCTTGGTTTCCCACACTCGCGCCCGAGCCATTGACCAGTCCGCCAGGATCACGGCCAACTCGGCATTGAGCTTGATGAGGCCGCTCTCGCTGCGCCTCTCAGGAACTTCAACATCACCGTCGTCGAGGTGACCGGCGAGATGCTGCCAGACTGCGTCGGCTTCCGCCTCGGCGAGTCCGTGGTCGGACTTTAGCAGCCGACCGACGCCAGCGAAGCAAGCGCGCAGGTTTGCCTCGCCGTCGACCCCGTGGTGGTGGGCGAAGTCGTAGCACTTGACGTCCGCCGGGTCACCGGCCGGGTCGACGTAGGCGTGGATGGCGCGCAGGTGGTCGATCGTCGGATCCTCCGGCAGGTAGCTCGTCGGGTCGGCGAAGTCCCACGCCTTCATCGTCGTCGGCGAATCGTGCGTCTTGATCGCCGCGAGGTAGTCGGTTGTCACAGTCTTCTTCCTCTCCGCCGCGTCCTGCGCGGCTTTCGCGGCGACGGTTCTGGTGCCAACGCCGGCCCCGCGCCATACCGGCGACACCTCGAGGACTTCAAGCTTGCGAAGCACGTTCGCCTTCACGCCGTCGATGAGCATCGTCTCCGGCGCGTTGAGCACGTCGTAGCCGTAGGACCACTCCTGCCGCGGTCCGCGAGCCTTGATCAGGCGGAAGGTGTTGGCGCCTTCGATGGTGTCCATGTAGAAGGTCGCCTCGATCCGCGCCTCTTTGCGGTTCGAGCGGATGACGCCCTCGCCGACTGGCACTCCGCCGAAGTGGATCTGATGCCCATACGAGGACACGTCCGTCCGAGCGCCTTCGGTGAACGCGCCCGGCAGGGTGACGTCGCCGTCCTTGTCGACCACGTTGAAGGTCGCGAAGACCGCCGTGACCTCGCCGCGCTCCTCGGACTTGATCTCAACACCGGTGGCGGTCGTCTTTGTCTGCATCTGTCCGCTCCAACTCCTCGTCAACGACTACTGCGCTCGACTCGTCAAGGCGCGACGGCCGTCGCCGTTCGGACTGGTCTCCTCGTCGTCGGTGTCGTCGGCAGCCGGTCGACCAGCCGCCGCCATCGCCGCCTGCACCTGCACCGAGGTCATGCCGGAGTGCTTGCCGATCAACGCGGTCAGATCGCCGGTCTGCACAAACCGGACCGCCGCATCCATGTCGGTGTAGCCCGCGCTGTAGAGCGTCTGCAACACCGAGGCATCCTTCGCCCGGATCTCCGCCCGGTCCTTCTCGTCGTCTTGGAGAAAGGCGATGTCGCGGTCGTCGTACCACAGTTGAGCGCGTGGGTTCGGCGGCGTGAGCAACGGCTGCAACGCCGCAGACGCCATCCGCCACCACGGCTTGAAGGTCTTCTTGCCGACGATCTTCGCGGCGGCGTGGAAGTTGCCCGCGTTGAGCGAGGCGCCCTGCATGCCCTCGGACAGTCCGACCACTGTCGGGTGGACACCGAGCGCGGCCGCGATCCGCGTCTCGCCGGCACCCTGCGTCGCCTTGAAGTCGAGTTGCTTGAAGTCGACCGCCAGCGGCTTCACATCGGCGCCGTCGGCCAGGAACAGAGTGCCGTACGCCTTGTCGGCGCCCTGATGGGTCTCCTTGAACTTCCGGATCAGCGCCTCGAACCGCGGCGAGGTCGCCGTCTCCTTAGAGATGACCGCGAACTGCGGCGTCGCCCCGTTGATGAAGAAGTTCGACTTGTGCAGGGTCGCGAGCTTGTCCGAGCGGATCTCCTCGAGTACCGAGGTCAGCAGCGCCATCCCGCGAAAACGCGCATGCGGATCCGGGATCGGCGAGAAGTGCGCCACCTCGGACGCATCGAGCAGCACGGCCGGTGGCCGAGTCCCGCCCATGCTCGGCGGTGGCGAGTATTCGTAGCCGACCACGCGCGCGTCGAGAGCTCGAGGGTCGCCGGACTGCGAGTTGATGACGATGCTGACCCAATCCGGGCGCATCTCCGCGATCCGCAGACCGGGACCTCGCGCCGTCGCCCCGACCCGGCCGGCGTTGTCGGCGGTGGTCGCGAAGTAGTTGCCGGCGAGGACCGACACGACCTCCATCCGTGTCAACAGTTCGCCGGTGGTGCCGCCTGGCCACGGGTTCTCAAGCAGCGACAGCGAGTCATCACCGAAGGGTGGCTGCGGTCGACCCTTGTTGAAGGTGCGCCACAAGAAGCGCGCCTCGGATAGCACCATCATCCGGAGCAGCATGCAGGCGAAGACGATGCCGTTCGCCTTGTACGCCGCAGCGATCAAGCCGGAATAGTCGCCCTCGATCTTCTCCGTCTTGCCCAGCGGCGGACCCCAATTGAGCAGCCCGTAACGGAGCTCGTCCGCCTGCCAGAACGGCGGTTGCGAGAACGACTTCCGCGCCGGCAGCCGCGCCGAGACCCTCTCGAGCAGCGCCATCAGTCACGGCTCGCGGTGTCGAAGCCGAGCATGAACGCTGACGCGATCCATCTGACCGTGCGGTAGATGATGCCGACGCCCCACCCGAACGCGAACAAGACCGCCGCGAGCACAGTGAGCAGCGCGTAACTGATCCAGCCGCGCCGAGCCGGCTGCTGCTCCTGCTCATCGTCCGGGCGGACCGGGACACCGTCGACGACGGGTCGCAGGTACGGGTCGGTCTGTGCCACCGGTCTCCTCGGATTCATAGGTTGTTAGCCGAAGCTCTAAATCTGCCGTTGAGAGTCATAGCTTGCGACACATCAAGTAGCAGCTTTGCGCTCGGCGAGCGTCGGACCCACTCCTCAGACCCACGCGACGAGCGGCTCGTCCGACTCCTGGTGGTTCGCCGCCCACCATGCCGCCAACGTCACACCCTCCATGCACGAGATGTCCGAGTCGGACTGCTTCCGGCCCCACGTCCGCCGATCGCCGACGTTCCGAGGGATCGCAGCCGCAGCCGCCGTGTTGAGCTCGGGATAGTTGCCGTGCCGCACGCCCCGGCCGCGCACGCCCTTCCACAACCCGTCGAACGCGTCGCACGCGTCGGACAGGTCCGCCACATGCAGATCGACGTCCGCCTCCCGCAGATCCGGGATCAGCGACGCCGCCGGACCCTTCTCGTCGATGACGACCTTGACGCCATGCTCAGCCTGCAACGCCTTCGCATCTTCGACGACCCAATCGTCGCCCGGCTTGTGCGCGAGCGGCTTGATGTGCATGAGACCGTCCATGTGGCCGGCCGCGCCGATCGCCGACCACGACAGATCCCACGACGACGCGATCGCCAACCCGCCCAACCGCAGATCCTCCGGCCGGTCCGAGCCGGCGCACGACTCCCACTTGCCCTTCCCGAACGCCGCCTCGGTGCCTTCCGGCTCGTCGTGGACCCCGAGACGCTCCCGGCCGAACTCGTGCGCCGTCATCGACTCACGCTCAGCCTGGATGAACTCCTCAGTGAGACCGGTGCCGTTCGCGCGCCGCCTGCCGAGCAGCGAGTTCGCCTCCGCCCACCGCTCCCGGTTGTCGTACTCGCAACCCTCGACCGTGCCGAACTCGTGCTCGCACCGCTCGTCCGCGCAGTCACCGATCATGGCCGCCCACTCGAGGAAGCCGATCCGCGCCGACCGACCCGCCCGGCCACGATCTCGCAGCTTCCGCAGCACAACCGAGTTCGCATGGCACGCCGACGAGCCGTAGACCAGTTGCGGATCCGGCATCGCCGACAGCGTCGGCATCAGCGTGCCCATGTGCGCCGGCTGCAACGCGAAGCCCTCATCAAGGACCGTCTTGTTACCCGACAGACCACGGCCGCCGGTCAGTGTCCGCGCCCGGAAGATGAGCCGCTGACCCGTCTTGAGCTCGATCGCTTGGTAGTTGTTGCCCTCGTAGATCTGTTTGACCCGGCTGTCGAGCCACGGCGTCTCCTCGGCCAGGCTCCCCAGCTTGCGACGGTCCTCCGACGACGTTTGGAACTCGTGCGCCGACCAGATCACGAGATCCTCTTGCGTGATGAACAACCAGCCGAGCGCGGCCATCTTGAAGGCGCCGGTCTTGAGGTTCTGCCGCGGCGCGATCACCACGACCTCGAAACACTGCGACCGGCCGAACCGGTCACGGGCGAAGATCAGATCAAGGATGAGCCGCTGCTCCGGGTCGGCGATCATGCCCGCCGTCGCCGCCAAGTCGACGACCTCGTCGCCGAGGCTGTGGTGATAGTCCGGCACGTGGGAGAACGCTGGCGGAACCAGCGTCAACGTCTCCACGGTCAAGCGCTCGTCAACTTCCGCGCAGCCCGAGCCCGGATCTCATCGACAATGTCCGACTGCGCCTTCTCCGCGCCGACCATCGCCTTCTCGATCAGCCGGTCGAACTCCTTCATCAACGTCGCCGCGATCGTCGACCCGAGCGGCGCCGCGTCCACATGCCGAGCCATGATCAACGCCTGCGCACCCGCAAACGTCGTCAACCGCTCGACCCGCTCCAACTCCGCCCGCGTCGCGTCTTCGAGCTCATGACCACGGACCAGCGGTTCTACTTTCCCGACCTCATCGGAGGTAGGCCGATCGGCCGGCCGACGCTGCGCCCGCTTCCGACACCGATTCGAGCAGTACTTCGCATGAGGCCGCAACGCCTCAAACTCGACACCGTCCACCGGGCACCGCTTGATCATCGGAGCCGCCAGGTCCCGAGACCGACACACGCAGAAGGAGAAGCGGAACAGGGGCGAGGGTCGATGGTCTTCTTGTTTCCCGTCGTCACCCTGCCCCCCTACCAGTCTCGTTGGATGGCTGAGCGTTTGGCGTTGGTGATCGCTGCTCCTGCTCGACCAGCAGCAGTGAGGTTGCAGTCCACGTGCTCTGGTCCATGTGTCACAGTTCGATCATGATCGTCGTGACCTAGATGCCATGGCTCGTCGGGGTCTATGCCGATGCGGCATCGCCAGCACGCCACCTCTCCGGCTGCTACCCGTGGCGCCCACCATGCGCGGAGGCGCCGATGTGCCGCGCCGTAGCCTGCGTCGGTGGTGCCAAGTGCTCGGCTCACATGCTGGTGTGTCCTGCCGGTACCGGTGGCCGGGTGGCGGATGGTCAGCCGGATCGTGCCCGAGGGGAGGCGCCAGGCGCGAGCCAGTTGATCAGTCTCGCTGTTCGCGAGCAGCGTAGCAGGAGAGCGTCTACACCTTGTCAAGTCGCTGTGTCCGAGGTGGCCGCCGCTCGGCACCGAGGAGGAGGTTGAGGGTGGCGCCGAATGGATAGACCTCCTGCCCTTTGATCGTCTGCCCTTTGATCCGTCCGCGTGCGCGCCATGCCACGAGGAGCTTCTGCGCCCGTCTTCTGTCGAAGTGCTCGAAGTAGGAGGCGAAGCCGACGATCTCGGGCAGGGTGAGCAGCATGTCGTGGATCTGGTCGCGCATGCGGTCTCGGCGTTTGGCCACGTCGTGTCGGGTGCGGCACATCGGGCAGACGACGAAGGTCTCGCCTGGTTCGGCGTAGAGCGCGATGTCGCAGCCGCGGTGTCCGCACCTGCCGGCGTAGAGGACCAGCGGCGGCCGGTCGGTTACTCGGTCGATGAGTGCGGTGACGCGGGCGAGGTCGAGGGTGGCCCTCTCGATGGCCCCCCATTTGAGGAGGTCGGCGGCGTGCGAGTGGATCCACCAGGCGACGGTGTGCAGGCTGGTCCTCGACCATGGTTGCGTCGGGTCGACGGCGGAGGCGAGCTCGCGGAGGATCTTCCGGACTCGGTCCTCGACTTCGGAGGCTCGCGCGTTGTAGGGCAGCGGTTGCCGGTTGGAGCGGCGTTCTCGGCTGCGCGGCACCATGCGCGCTTGCCGGCTGACGGTGATGTCGAGGTCTCGCAGCCGTGCGGGTAGTTCGGCGAGGTGGCGAAGTAGTTGGCTGGTGTGCTCAAGGCAGATCCGTTGTTCGTGCGCAGGCTGGTCGCACTTGGGCAGCGCGCACGTCCACTCGGTCATGGTCGGTGGAAGCTCTGGACTGTCCCGTCGAGGTAGTAGATCAGCGGGTCGGCTTCGCCGTCCGGGTCGTCCGGCTGCTGGCAGGACAGGTGCGACGGGTCGACTTCGTAGCTCTGCGAGTCGAGCTCGAGGTCGCCGTCGCCTTCCTCGAACTCGTCCTCGATGGAGGTGATCCGCTCGCCGATCCACTCGAAGTGGAAGCCGCCGAACTCAAAGGTGATCTTCATCGCGGGTAGCCCTCCTGCTTGGCGAGGATCTCCGCGCATGCCGGGTCGAGGTAGGGAGATCCGATGCCGGCCGGGACGCCGGTGGTCTTGCAGCAGCGTAGGCATCGGCTCAAGGTGCGCGCCTCATCGTTCGTGGGGAAGCAGGCGAAGGCAGCGGTTCGCCTACATGTGAACTGGATACCACGGCAGCGATGCTCGGCGAGCGCGACGCTCTGAGCGTGGGTCGGTGTGGCGTGGTGGAGGGTGGAGCCGGCGGAGGTGACCAGCCATTCGCGTTCGACGCGTTCGGCGGTCTGTGCGCCGATGCCTCGCGGTATTTGGGATGGTTCGACCACGTCCGGGTTCACAGTTCACGACCGTCGTCCGTCGGTGGCGCCTCGGGGCGCCAACCGTACTGACGGACGAGGTCTATGTCTACTGCCCCTTGATCACGGACGAGGTTGCGGACGAGGTTGCGGACGAGGTTGTTTGGCATCTGACCTGCACCTTTACCCGTTATCGGATCGGTATCGGACGAGGTTTTGGACGAGGTTGCGGACGAGGTCTGAGCAAACCTCGTCCATGCCCGGACGAGGTGACGGACGTGGTTTATCGGACATAGCGGACGGACAGACCGGGGCGAGGTGGGTCGGTCTGGTGGATATGCGGACGGACGTGGTTTGTTGCAAAGCGAACTACCGGTCATGTCGGCTCGTCGGATTGAGGCTTGATCACCCGTCCACCCTGCTTCATGATCAGGTGCTCGCAGCGGTGGCAGACGGCGAGGATGACGGTCCACAGATCTTGCCGGACGACGGTCGGTGTCAGTTGGGTCCGGACGTATCGGCGGCAGTG